ACTTCATGGACCTTCGTTCAAAACTTGATGCTCAGTTGGAAATACAGGCTCTTTGTGATGCTATTGCTCCTGAACTTAAAAAATGGTCTCCAAATGTATGGAAGTATTACGAAGAAAAAAGGCTTAGGAAAGCAAAACTCTCTCCTTAAACAAACCTAAATATTATCCTGTTATAAATATTGTTAATAACAGGATAAAAATGAAACATAAACATCACATAATTCCAAGATATGAAGGTGGTAGTAATTTACAAGAAAATCTTGTCGAATTAACTACAACTCAACACTCTATGTGGCACTATGCGGAATGGATTAGGAAAAAAAATGATGAAGATTATCTTGCTTGGAAATGCCTTTCTGGACAAATAGGTAAAGAGGAGATTCAAAAAATTAAATCTAAAATAGGTTATGATAAAATGAAAGAACTTACAAAACATCAACCACATCCTGGAACTAAATTAAAAGGAAGAAATCAAAGTGATGAGCATAAAATGAATAGAAGTAAAGCATTAAAAGGTAGAATATGTTGCTCACCAGAAGCAATAGAGAGAATGAAACAAACAAAAAGAAAATTGACCGATCAGGAGGCAAAAGAAATTAAATGTAGTTCTGAAAAAGGTATTGTTCTTGCGAATAAATATAATGTAACTCCTTCCTTAATATGTGCAATACGAAAAGGAAGAGCATCTGCATACAAACATATAATTTAGGAGATGAAAATTTTGGCAATTTATCCGATTATAAACAAAGAAACTAGTGAGACGAAAGTGATTGAAATGGGTGTTCATGATATCCTGGATTGGTATGAAAATAATAAACCTTGGTCTCGTGATTGGTCGCAGGGATCTGCAAGTAGTTTTGAGGTTGGGGATTGGAGAAATAAACTCACATCCAAACATCCATCTTGGAACACAATATTGGATCGTGCAGGAAAAATGCCAGGATCTACAGTAAAAAAACTCTAAAAACATAAATGACAAGAAAAAGAAGGAGTAACGACAATCATTCGATTGGATCTGATTACACAGCAAAGCAAGCAAAGCGTAAAAAACCAATTAATCTTGAATATTTAATTGATATTGAACCTTTAACTGAAAATCAAAAACTTTTGTTTCGTTATTATGACGAACACAAAAATATTTTTGCTCACGGAGTTCCTGGTTCTGGAAAAACTTTTTGCCTTTTATATAAGGCACTCAAAGAAGTTCTTGATGAAAGAACACCTTATGAAAAAATTTATGTTATTCGTTCTCTAGTCCAAACAAGAGAAATTGGTTTTATGCCTGGGGGGGAGGAAGATAAGAAATCATTATTTGAAATTCCATATAAGAATATGGTAAAATATATGTTCCAAATGCCTTCTGATGCTGATTTCGAAATGCTTTATGGAAATCTAAAATCTCAGAATACTATTTCTTTTTGGTGTACATCATTCATTCGTGGTATTACATTAGACAATTGTATTATTATTGTAGATGAGGCGCAGAACTGCTCTTCTCACGAAAGTTTTTCAGTCATTTCAAGATGTGGAGAAGATACTAAAATTATGTTCTCTGGAGATATTGAACAGAGTGATTTAGTAAGGGTTAGTGAAAAGACTGGTATTGTTGATTTTATGAGAGTTATTGCTGCGATGCCTTCTTTTGAAACAATTGAATTTGGTGTGAATGATATTGTAAGATCCCCATTAGTTAAAGAATTTGTGATTGCTAAAAAATCTTTGGGTCTATGATAATGTGTTATAATAAGGAAAAATTGAGGTTTTAATGTTTAACCATATTGATTTAAATTTACCAAAACTTGAAAGAGAACTGATAGATTATGTAAGATACTATACTTTACCTTCTGGTAATAAAAAATTAGTGTCTATAACTTCAGTTATTAGTCATTATAAAAAGGATTTTTTTGATAATTGGAGGAAAAAAGTAGGCATAGAAAAAGCAAATAAAATTACAAAAAGAGCAACAAGTAGAGGAACTGATACTCATTCTTTAATAGAAAGTTATTTGTTGAATGAAATTTTACCATCAGTTCAACCAATATCAGAATATCTTTTTAAGATTGCCAAACCTACTATTAAACGCATTAATAATATTCACTGTCTTGAAAGTTCATTATATAGTGAAGTTCTTGGCGTTGCAGGTTCTGTAGATACAATCGCAGAATTTGATGGTGAACTTGCTGTAATAGATTATAAAACTTCAAAAGAACCAAAACCCGTTGATTGGATAGAAGGATATTTTGTTCAAACAATGTTTTATGGAATGGCTCTCTATGAGATGACTGGTATTCAGGTTAAAAAATTAGTTATTATAATGACCTGTGAGAATGGTGAATGTGTGGTTTATGAAGAACGAGACCTTAAAAAGTATATGAAGTTAGTGGTTAAATATATTAAGAAGTTTGTTAATGATAAATTAAATTCATAAATACAAGTGTCTGTAGGTCGCATTATAGACAAAGAGGGAGCAAAACTGCTCCTTTTCTTGTATAAATAATGCTGCGATCTACAGAGAAGACCTATGGAAACTTCAAAAGAGAATCACTATGTCTATTACTCGTATGAAGAATGGGGTAGAGGATATATTGGTAGTAGAACTTGCAAATGTCATGCTAAAGACGATGTAAAGTATTTTGGTTCTTTCCTGGACAAAACTTTTAATCCAACTCAAAAAATAATACTTAAAGAATATTATAATACAAGAGAAGAAGCATATGCTGATGAGATTATTTTACAAAACTACTATAAGGTAGTTCAAAATCATCATTTTGCTAATAGAGCATATCAAACTTCTACTGGATTTTCTACTCAAGGAACAAAACATTCTGATGAAAGATTATCACAATTAAAGGAAAAATTTTCTGGTGTTAATAATCCAATGTACGGAAAAACACATTCTAAATTGGTAAAAAAGAAATTGAGTGAAATGATGAAAAATAATAATCCTATGAAAGATACAAAAGTTGTTGAAAACTGGAGATACTCTAATAGTGGTAAAAATCATAGATTGTATGGAAAAAATATATCACAAGAACAAAGAGATAAAATGTCAATTTCTTCTTGTAAACATTTTTATGAAATAGTTAATCCAAATGGAGACATTTTTCATATAATAAATATGAAAAAATTTTGTATTGAAAATAACTTAGATCATGGTGCTATGGGAAAAATTTCAAATGGAAAAGCAAAACATCATAAAAAATGGAAATGTAAAAAAATAAGTAAAGAAGAATTTGATATCTTTACGATGTCTACTTGACTAATTGATTATTATATCTTATAATAATTAGTATTATTATTGTGAGATTATGACAAATTCATTAAAAACCTTTCTAGAACTTAATATTGAAGATATGGAAATTACCGAAAAAAACAAAGAACTAGAGCAGGCAATTGAAGATAAGTTTTTAACCTCATCTAAGTTCTCAAGTGAAATAGAACGAGTAGTTCTGGAAGAAAATTGTAATTATATAGATGCTATAGTTTTATTTTGTGAGGTCAACGGTATTGATATTGAATCAGTTACTAAGTTAGTTTCCAAACCTCTTAAAGAAAGATTGAAGTATGATGCTATTAGTCTTAATTTTATGCGAAGAATTTCTAAAGCCAAGTTGCCTATCTGATGAGTCCTTTTGAGGTTTATCAAACTTATCTTGGCATCAAGGCACATTTCTCAAATCCAAAATACGATTATTTAAAATATAAAAAAACAAGAGCATCTATAGATTCTTTTGTTAAAAGGAAAGATCGTTATTTTTTCGAGAAAACATCAAGAAAATATAAAGATAAAGAAATAGTGGATTTTTTAGTATCAAACTTTATATCAACCAGTGATATTAATGGAATATGGATTGGAGAGATTATAAACTCCGGAGAAAGAATATATCGGGAGTGGATGAAACGGCAGCAGAGCTTAACTTACATATTCAAAGAGCAATCCGAAGAATTATTCTCGGAAACAAAATTAGAGAATGTCTTAGATTGCTCGAAAGGTCATCCAATAATTCTTAAAAGACTTCTTGGAGGACAAATATCTCCAGAAACTTTTATAATATATAATAAGATATTTGGTTTTTCTGAAGAGTATGACAAGAAACTTTTAGACCCAGTATGGGAAACTGTAAGTTTAAAAATTCGTAAATATTCAGTTTTTCTAAATATTGATATATTTACATTTAAGAAAATTTTGCGGAATATTATAAATGAGTGATTTTTTTAACTCTGATATTATTCAGGAAGAAATTAAAGAGATTGGTGATATTCAAGACCAAATATATGGAAGTATATTAACTTTTGGTATGATGAATCGTAAAACTAAAATAGAATATATTGAAAAACTAAATGCGCTACTTCAGAAACAAAGAATAATGTATACTCGTCTTTCTCTTTCTGATGATCCAGAAGCTTTAGATATGAAAGAAAATATGAAAAAATCAGTTTCTTTAATGGGATTTCCTCCAGAAACTGATATGCAAGTTTTGTTTATGAGTGTTGATAAAACAATTGAGGCACTTAGGAGATATGTTGACAGTTGATAAAATATTTGCTATAATATCAGTGGAGTAAATCCAAACTATCCAATTTATCTAGACAATCCTTATGTCGTTTGAAAATTTAAAAAAGCAATCCAAACTCGGTTCTTTGACTGAAAAACTAGTCAAAGAAGTAGAAAAAATGAATAATTCTGGCAATTCTTCTGATGAAAGATTATGGAAATTAGAGTGTGACAAAGGGGGAAATGGATATGCAGTTGTTAGATTTCTTCCTGCTCCTGATGGCGAAGACCTTCCATTCGTAAAAATCTATTCACATGCTTTTCAGGGAACTGGCGGGTGGTTGATAGACTCGTGCCTAACTACTCTCAACCAAAAATGTCCCGTATGTGAGCATAATGGTCAATTATGGAATTCTGGAATAGATTCCAATAAAGAAGTTGCTCGTAAACAGAAACGCAAACTGACTTATGCAAGTAACATTTATGTAGTTAAAGACCCTACAAATACTGATAATGAAGGTAAAGTATTTCTTTACAAATTTGGTAAGAAAATCTTTGATAAGATTACTGCAGCGATGCAACCTGAGTTTGAGGATGAAACTCCAATAGATCCTTTTGATTTTTGGAAAGGTGCTAATTTTAAACTGAAAGCAAAAAATGTTGCTGGTTATAGAAATTATGACTCAAGTGAATTTGCTTCTCAGGGACCATTACTTGATGATGATGATGCTATGGAAGCAATTTGGAAGAGGCAGTATTCTTTATCTGAGTTTGTTGCTCCAGACCAGTTTAAGTCTTATGATGAATTGAAGAAGCGTCTTGATTCTGTATTAGGTTCTAAGACTTCTGTTCGTATTGATTCTGAAGTTGATGATGAGGATGACTATCGCGGGTCTTCTAAAGAACTCGGTACTGATTTACGAGAAGAACTGAGTAACCTAAGTTCTTCTAAGTCTTCTTCTTATGATGAAGATGAAAATGACGAGACCCTCAATTATTTTGCCCGTTTGGCAGCAGAATAAATAGTGATGCCTTAAGTTACTGCAATCTCTAAAGGTGGGAAGAGGAGCATTTTTGCTCCTTTTCTTGTATAAATACTAATGCAGTAACTAAAGAGCAGA